TTTAAATGTGGATAAATTTGCTACCCGGGCTATCCGGTCTGACTGTAAGTGGGGGAGCAGATGATTAGTAGTCAATCACACGCTCTACTATAGTGGGGGTCTATACCAGTAGAAAGTAATAGGGGGTTGTTAACACTATGTTGAAAAATATAAAATTGGTTTCTAAATATATATTATTAAATTTGTTAAGTTTAAACTTATTAAGTATATTATACTGTAGACCAAACAAATAACCAATGATACATTCTTGCAACATCCACTGCCACACGGTGGAGATACAAAAAGCCGAACTTTTAGGGATTGATGATAAGGGTAGATGGATGCCGTTTGCATTCCATGTAGGTATAGTTATATCTGTTAAGCTTACATCAGATGATCCAGAAGCTTTAGTTAATGGCTGCACCACTATTTTTACAGAGCAGGGGGATACGTATATTATAGACACACCTTATGAGGAGTTTCATGAGATATTTGTAAATTACAACACAGACCAAGATCTTCCTAGGAAGAAAAAGGATAATGATGATTTAGAATTTTAACTATTTAAAAACCAAACAAAATGTCAGAGCAAACAGTAAACGAGCAACAAGAACAAAACGTTCCTACTAAAGAAGAGCTAATTGCTTTCTTTAAAGAGCAGATTGAGGTTAAGAAAGTGCAGTTAGAATTGCAAGAACTTAACACCAATTTAGCTGTAGCTAAAGCAGATGAGTTAAAAGCCTTAGCTTTTATTTCACAGATGACCAACCCTCCACAGGCTGGACAGAGAAGTGAACAACCACAGGGTGTTCCTCACACTATTACACAGGAAGACTTAGATCTTAACCCAGAGTTAGTAGAAGCTGGCGTACAAGTGGGTGACGATATTATGATTCCGGCACAAGAGCCTCAAGAAGCTCCCGTTAAAAAGTTAAAAAAGAAGTAGTAATGGCCATAGTAAACCAAGTAGATAAGCGTGTACGGATGACAACCTGGGACATAGTAAAGTACCAGCTGATTACGCATTGCTATTTGTATAAAATACCAGTGAGTGATGCAGATTTGAACTGCCTAACATTGCTAGCTATAGAAGGTGAACAAGAGCTTACATCTTTTTGTAACAAAGCTAGTGATAAGGACATATTTTCTAGTACACAGTCGGTACGTAATTGTCTGACAAAAGCTGAGAAGAAATCCCTTATTGTAAAGGAAGGTAAGAATAAGAAAAAGATAAGTATTAACCCTGGCATAAAAGTTTATGCCAGTGGTAATATTTTATTAGACTTTAAATTCTTGTGCGTTGAAGCCTAAAAAACCTAAAGAGCTAATTCCTGAAGTTGCTAAAGAGCTAGAAGTTAGTGAACATCTTGTAAAGGAGATAACAGAGTTTTATTGGCAAGAGATTAGAAAAAGTTTAGCTAGTCTAAAACATGCTAGAATACATGTCACTAACTTAGGTGACTTTACTATCAAGCATTGGAAGATAGACAGTAAGATAGAAATGCTGGAGAAGTTTGAAGAAACCAACCGGCAGAAGGGTCTACAGCAGATGACTGCTAGATTCAAAACGGTGGAAACTTTGTTTGATCTAAAGGCTGTTAAGAAACTAATGGATGAAGAAAAGCAAAGAAAGGATTTTATCAAACTTCACAAAACTAAAACTAATGAGTCTAAAAGAGAATATAATAAAACTGTGGAAAAGCAAGGGTCAGATCCTGGAGGGAGTGACTAATTCTATATTCAAGAAAGAGGATGTAGAAGAGATTGCACAACACAGAATGCAGATTTGTAAAGATTGTGCACTTTACACTATGCAGAATGAAGGATGTATGGTGGCTGGCACAGGTCCATGTTGTAATATGCAGCTAGATGGATGTGGATGCAGCTTAGGTTTTAAAACCAGATCATTGTCTTCAGAATGTCCTATGGGTCATTGGAAAGCTGAAGTGACACAGGAAGAAGAAGATATGATTAATCAGAAGTTAGGAATATAAACAATAAACATATGAGCATTTTGAGATTCACCCCACAAGACCACAAATACACAAGTATAGATGCAAAGGATACAACAGACTGGTTGTCTGTTACAAGCTTCATTTCTAATTTTAAACAACCATTTGACGCAGATACAATTGCTGAGAAATCTTCTAAGTCTAAGAAGAGTAAGTGGTATGGTATGACACCAGAAGAAATTAAGCAAGCTTGGTCTAATGAAGCTTTACGTGCAACAACATTAGGAACATGGTATCACAATTGTAGAGAAACAGACATCTGTGAGTTTTCTACAATGGAAAGACATGGTAAAACTATTCCCGTAATTACTCCTATAGAAAAGGATGGAATTAAATATTCACCTTCTCAAAAACTTACAGACGGTGTATATCCAGAACATTTAGTATATTTAAAGAGTGCAGGTATATGTGGTCAGTCTGATTTAGTAGAAGTGATTAATGGAGAAGTTCATATCACAGACTACAAGACTAACAAAGAAATTAAGACAGAAGCATACACTAGTTGGGATGGTAAGGTACAGAAGATGTCAGCACCTATATCACATTTAGATGATTGTAACTTGATGCACTATGCATTACAGTTAAGTATGTATTTGTTTATTATTCTTAAGCATAATCCAAGACTTAAGCCAGGTACACTCACTATACATCATATTACGTTTGAGCAAGTTGGGTCAGATAAATTTGGTAATCCTATCACTGCTTTAGACTCAAATGGAGATCCTATTGTAAAAGATATTATTCCTTACGATCTTCCATATTTAAAATCAGAAGCTATTGCTTTGATACATTGGTTAGAAGATAACAGAAGCAAATTAAAACCAAAGCATTAATGGTATTAAACCACAACATTGACAATATGAAGTGTCTAGTGAGACTATCACACTTCACTCATAAACCAGAAGATCATGATAAGTTTCATGAAGCTTACTTATTTGGTATTCAATCTGTAGCTGGAAAGATTCTTACATTTCATATTATGACTGATTACGGGATGATGAGAAGTAGAGTGCCACTTAGTGAGATATTTTTATCAGAACCAACTAAAGACATTCCATTTCATTTCAAACAATTATGGGACTGTTTTAGTGAGAATGTTTCAGTGATCACATATGCGTATTTATATGAAAGAAGATGTCAAGTGGTTCTAAAGGATGGTTCTAAAGTGTGGGCTACTTATCTATTTACAGTGGATTGGTACAACAATGCATATTCTGACGAACCAAGTGATTACAAATGTGGGCATATACTAGTAGCTGATGATGGTTATCTACTATGTCAACCAAACAATAGAATATTTTGGAAGGACTCTAACTGGGTAACTAAACCTTTTCCAATGGATCTAAAAGAAATAAAGGTGGATAGAGTGTTACAAAGTGTAGAAACAATGTCTGACAGATGGGTGAGTGAAGATAGTGATTCTTATTACTACGATATAAAAGAACAAAATGATTAGATTATTTGATATACAGAACGGACAGGTGGTTCCAAGTGAACATTGTCACACATTGAAGTCATTAAGTGACATCATGTTAGAATACCCATTAGATTACATGAAGGTGTATGCATATGTGTTTTATATGACATGTCCTAACCCAGATCTTAATCCATTCTTTGATGTACCAGAAGCAGACAAAGAAGAGCTTATACTTGCAGAGGTAGATGCTGATTTTTCTACAGATGATGAGGTTATAAGCAACGCAATTAAGTTTTGTGAGAAGTTATATCAGACACCAACTTATCGTGCCTACATGGGTATGAAAAGCATGGTGGAGAGACTTGGTAAATACATGGAGACCACAGAGATTGAACATGGTAGAGATGGTAACATTACAGCACTTATAAATGCTGCTGCTAAGTTTGATCAAATTAGACAATCTTTTAAAGCTACGTATAGAGATTTACAAGATGAGCAACAATCACAAGTTAGAGGAGGTCAGAATCTAGCTTATGATCAATAGAATATTGTAGAGTGACGAAATTGGCAAACGTGCCCACCTGTCTCGTGGGTGTGGAGCAACTGATAAAGTCCACATGGTGGTTCGAGTCCATCCTCTACAGCATAAGGTTGACTGGAATGTATCCTTTAACTGTAGAAAGGGCGGATACCTAGAGGTTAGAAATGCCAGTCGTAAAAGCAGATGTCCACGCACCCATCTTCTGCTTTCCTAAAACATTTAAAATATTAAAACTATGTCACAAGAAGTTTACACAGATTATGAAATCAAAGAGTTTGCACCTATTTCAGATGTAAAACATGAGTTTATGCATGATTGGACATTTCATTTTAATCCATACACTGAGTTATGGAATGCTATTCCAAGAAACTTATACAATGCTTATTGGAGTAATTATGAAATAAAAGGTATACTACGCAGTAAAGACATTAACACACTCTTGTATTTATTGCATAGAGCTAAGGGTGATATTGATGCTGTGCATAAATTTACCAACACTGACGAACAGAAATAATGTTTAAAGAAATACCAACATACGAGAATGGCACGTGGGATGTAACTACATTCTATACAAGAGAAGAATTTAGGGATTTCTTACTATCTATTTTTAAAGAGCCAGGTAAGTATGAGTTTAATGAGACTAGTAAGATCTTTAATGAAGAAGGACGCAAGTTTCAGAAACAAGGATTTTATTGTGCAGCTCCTATAAAAACCAAAGATTTTATTGCATATTGGGACGATCAAAAAAATAAATGTCGTAACGGTATTATTGTAAAAGACGGTGAACATAAATGGTATGTTAGTAGAGACTACTACATGTGGTTAAACTTCTTACCAATTTATGACAAAGAAGAAAAGCGTTTTGACTTTGCTAAGATAAGAGACGCTCAGTATCATATGGCTCTATACGAGCATTTGGCTGAACTGCATTGGAAGCATGCTATTATTCTAAAGAAACGTCAGATAGCCTCCTCTTATTTCCATATGGCTAAACTAATTAACCAGTGGGTATTTGAACCTGGTGCTGTATTAAAGATTGGAGCAAGTTTAAAAGACTATATTAACGAGAAAG